AGCCACAAGTCAACTCAAACAAGATAGCATCACGCTCATCCTTAAAGTAAAAATCCATATAATCTTCGGTTGCGTGTGCCTCAAACTTGTCGCCCGGTAAGCCAAATTGTTCTATTGCCCAAGCACAGGTTTCATTCCAATCAATGATATCTCCCTTTTTCCAGGATATACGAACTCTAGTACCCGCCTGCATTCAATAACTCCTTAACTTGCTTAACATTCTCTGGCTCACGATTGAACTTAATCTTCCATAACTCTGGATTAATATAGTCAATAACCATCTTAACCTGTGATTCATTTAAACTATCTAGGAACTTTACACCACTATCACTTTGATATAACATCCAAGGACTAATTTTACCATTGGTAATACTATGACATACCTTGTTAGTATTACCATAACACAAATAGTCTTTAGGTACAATACCCTCTTTCTCTGCTAAATCCATAGTAGTTTGGACACTACGTGCGATAGCATCTAACGGATCTTCAATACGCAGATACTCAATTAAATACTTTGTGTATACACTATCACTAGCCCAAGTATCAATTTTGATGTTATTTTTTAACAACCAATCTACGTATCTACTAATATTTATTGCATTGATATTAGCGCAATGTGTTCCAAACTTTACAAAGGCAGTGTAGTAAGCACTACGAATGAACTCCTCGTATGTTTTATTCTTTTTAGTTGACGTATTCTTTTTATAAAATTGTAGCCAGGCTTGAAAGCCAATACGATTGCCTTGCATATCTTTGTTCATCCAACGTTGTTTGTTTTCGCATAGGTGCTTAGACATAGTAGATTCACGTAGGAATTCTCTATTGCAAAAATCACAACCATACTTGATTGTCTTATCAGTTGCCTCTGTCTTTTTCGTATTGAGTGATATCTTCATCTGTAACCGTTTGGCTTAATACTTCTATGTCTGCTATTTTTAAATGGGGGTATATTTCTGCAAGATGCATTTTCTTTCTTTGCTCTTGCACAAATTGTTTTGAAAACTCTGTAATATCCTCTGCATTCGCTTTAGGATATATTTTCATAAAATATTCTTTTGTATCTTTCAATACTGCTGGTTCTTTTAAGAAACTAACACGTTCTTTAATTTGTGGCAACCACTGATGATATTGTTTACCTAATCCAGGACTAGCCGCACACAGCATATACCATTGTAACTTGGGATGTTTACTCACATTTTCATTAAAGAAATACTTGTTAGCATTGTACTCTGTACTCATTACATAATAGCCTGCAATATCACCTGAACCTTTCACATAGCTTAACCACTTGATTAACATAAACGGAACAAACTTACGTTGTTGTTCAGGAGTAAGTCTATCATAATAGCCATAATCTTTTTTATCCAGTGCCGCAATAGCTTCAAACAAGTTGAAGTCTTGATTCTCTAATTTCTCGTCTTGTGGTATTGCTGGTTTTTTTGTTGCCATTAGAATGCCTGACTATAATCTACAATCTCACAGTTACGACTAATCTCTTTAACAAAATATACACATCGGGGTTTAAGTCCATCTTCAATCGGAACACATAAGAATTGGCCGTTCTTTAATCGAGGTGCATACCATGTTACATCATGGTAAATGTCTACAATCTCAATTGGTACGAACGATGGGCTGAAACTTGTTAGTGGATTAAACTCAAACGCATTGAATCCTCTATCATTGATACTTGTAAGAGGTAATGTCTCTAGGTCTCCGTGTTCTTGCTCACCGATTAGTATTTGCCAATCAATCGGCATCTTAACTATCTTATCACCAATCTTTAATACAAGTGCAGGACTGTTAAAACTTTCTAAAAAGATTAACGGGATATAATGATAATCCACGTTTTGTGGATTACTATTGTCTAGTATCGCAAATCGGAGGTCATCGATTTCGTCGGGTAGTGTTTCTAGGTTATAGAATTCGTTGTCTAGTGTTAATATACGCATGTTGTTATTCTATCATATTCTTATCTGTATGTCAACTTTTCAACATCAAAAGGGTAATTAGCTTCTTTATAGAATGTCTTACGCTGGGTTAAGTGTCGTTTGGCAAACTTACATGAACTTGTTATGTCCCAGATTTGCACAAAGTCTTTGTCCTCAGCTTTTCTAATACCTCGTCCAATACTCTGGATAACTCGGACAAAGCTTTTTCCGGGTTCAATAAGTACAAGATTAAAAATACGGGGAATATTAATACCAACTGCAGCCACACCATAAGTGGCCACAATAATCTTGTTAGTGCTTGTAGCAATTTCGTCATATTCTTCTTTCCTATCAACCATATTAGTAGCACCACTAACAAACACACTATCCGGTAATCTACTAACAATTTCTTTACCTGCATTAACTCTATCAACAAGGATCAATACGTTACCTGTCTCTTTAATCTTTAATATTAACTGTGCAATAGCATCAAGCCTGTGTGTATCTTCTAATAAATGTTTCAACTCACTTTGGTAATTAGTAAACTCTACATCATCTTTAAGCTGTACAATGTTAACGTGACATTGTGCTAATACACCCTGATCCTGCAACTCACTTGCACTTAGTTTACTAATTACTGGACCTAAACTTACAAACAATGATTGTACTTCAAACTTAGCCTTAGGGATAGTACCAGTCAATCCCCAACGAATCGGGACTTTAGCAAATACACCTGTGAGTAATGTTTTCAATGCATCTGCTTTGGCCATGTGAACCTCATCAACCATTACACATACAACACCTTCAATGAAGTCCATGATATCTGCTTCACCTGCTTTTGTTTTCTTAAGCATATTGTTAAGACTTTGCCAAGTACAGATGGTATGTGTCTTGTTGAATTCTTTACGATCACCAAAGTATACTCCAACATCTAATCCAAGATTAATATAATCTGCTTCAGTTTGTGTTACTAAACTTTTGTTTGGAACGATAACGATACTACGCCCGTAATTTTCAACGCTATAACTTAGTGCGGCAGTCATCAATGTTTTGCCTGCACCAGTAGCAATCTCTTGCAATGATTGCGGGTTCTGCAAAAAGTTGTTTACAATGCTAATTTGATAGTCACGTAGTTTAACAGGCTCACCTTCTTTAGGATGACCTTTAGGCCAATTCTTATGTGCAAACGTCTCCTCGGACACTTCAGTAAAATTGAATGTAGTTGTATAATCTCTAGTATCGTCTAACTCTATGTCATATCCTGCATGGTCTAGTACTGGAATAATTTCGGGTAACAGATTAATATAGCTTGAGCCTCCTAAACTAAAATAACTTACCTTACCATTCCATCTACCCAATCGTACTGCTGGTAGATATCTTGCACCTGGTACTTCATACTCAAACAATTTCATCAGTGCTTTACGCTCCGCTAGTTCAAGTCCTTCTATTTTTACGTTAACTTCATCTTTAACGATTATTTTACATTGCTTCATTTATTTCCTAAATTAACGGGTTCTGAGTTAACACATTTTATGATTTTGAACAAATTCAAAGGGTAATCCATATACCCGTAACTTCTATAATGTATCATAACAGGTTTATCATATGATTTCAATAACGAACGGTCTTTAATCAAATCAATACTCAATTCATTAATCAATTCTTCAGTTGGTTGATTTAATAAAAATAATTGCCTTGATGCAGTATTTGTCGATTCCGTTAGACCATCACAACCCAATTCGCTTAACCATTTAATAGTAGTAGCAATATCGGTAATCTCACACTCAACCCGATAGTTAGAGGCAAGGTCTACCTTCAATGGATTTTCAAAATTAATAAAGTGTTCAATTACTGAATTACTTATATCAATACCATACTGCACATAATCTGCTACCATTTTTAAATCATTAGTCAATGGTATATCTTTAATACTATCATACAGTATGTCATTACAAGCGGCTACGTAAAAGTAACCATTATTATAAATAAGTGTCGGATCCCAATATTTAACTGTTTCATAATCGCTAAGACTGTCAATAATCTGTCTAGTATTAGTGCAGTACACTATTGTTTCAAAATGATCGGCACTCATTGTAATCAATGATTTTAGTACAGTAATACCGTATTCCATTTCATATTGTCTTTTATCCTTATGCCATTCCATTGAATGTATAGGATCCTTTTTTAGTGCAGTTAGAAATCCTTTACTAAAGGGACTTCTGAATATGATTTTATCTTTTACAATAGAAATAGATGCACTGGTATATTGTGGTGAGCTTTCTATTACGTTGCATTTCCATGGCAATAATAATATAGCATCTATATCAAACTTTTGTTGAACAAATTGTCGTTTATATTTTAATGCAATCTTTCTAAAAAGACTATCCTGATTAGTAGTGATTGTATTCTTTATGCCGATTAGATTAGTTAAGTTATTTACAAACTGTAGGTCATACCTGCTTAATCGTATATTGATAAGCATAAAGGTGCCAACATCTTCAAGTGTCTTAAAATCCATTCTTTATTATATCACATTCAGATAGTATTTACAAACATAATGGCTAAAGGAGCAATGCTCCTTTATCGGAGAGGACTTATTGACGTTGCCTCTACGCACACTGCAGGGTTTATGCAGATTTCATACACGTTGTACGTGCAAGATTTTTCCAGTTGTTCGGGCTAATCTTAACTAAATCAGCAATCTTCAAACACATACGCAAGGACACTTCACGTAGTTTTGTATGATTGTCCCACATAAAGTCAATTACCATTTGTGATTGTTCTTCTGTGAAATCATAATCACTAAACAAACCACCATCAGCATCACGATGTACCTGCTTGATACGCAACATTTTATCACGATCACCATCAATAGTCAGGTCCAGAAAGTGACAACGTGATTGTAATGCCTCTAAGTGGTCCTGCAATTTCTTAGACTTCAAGTTGCCGAATTTCAAGTTAGTGATAAAGATAGCACTACCATTGAAGTTGAAAGTATTCGGGATACCTTCTTCACGCAACAAACGACTGTCAGAGTTCCAGCAAATTCTACGAGTCTTGCCTGAATCTAATGCGGCCTTCAAAATGTTCAATGCTAAGTCATCAGTAAAAACTGAATCACAATCATCGAAAATCAACACGTT